AAGCTGAAAGCGCACAAGGCTTGCTTGATTTATGGGAAAAGGACGATTACACGTTTTTGAGCCAATACCAGCAAAAGCCAACTGAGCTTACCGGTAACATGGTTGATACTGCTTGGTTCCAGCGTTACGAGTTTTTGCCTGAGCTGCAGTGGCGTGCCATTTACGTTGATACCAATAGCGGCAAGGTCGGTGATATGAATGATTTCACCGTGTTTACGCTTGCTGGCCTTGGTGTTGATGGCAACATGTACATCATTGACGTTGAGCGTGGAAAGTGGGACCCCGAGGAATTGCTTAAAAAGGCCATTGAGGTTTGGGATAGGTGGACAGGTGGCACGGAGCGGTCGCGTGTACGTTACATGGCCATCGAGGATAAGCAGGCCGGCCAAGGTTTAATCACTACTCTTAAGAAAAAGCGGGTCATACCACTTAAGGAAATACCACGAGGCCCAGGCGATAAAAAGCCAGTGCGTTGTAATAATGTGATACCTCAACTTAAAATGGGCCAAGTTTTCATACCGGCTATGTATCGCACTGTTGAGGGCGAAGTTACGGAAAAACTGCTTAAAGTGGTATATTCTAACGGAAGTGAGGCAGGTTCAACGGATTGGCTGCCTATTGCATTGAAAGAAGTGGCTGATTTTAGCGCCGATGATTCCCATGAGCATGATGACGTTTGGGATACTTGGATGGATGCAATAGACGATATGTTAATTGGTGAGCGTAAGTCGCGAGGCTTTTTTGATATGGGGAAAAAATAAATGTTTGGTCGCAAAAAAAATAAGGCTTTGCCGGCACCGGTTGAAGATAAAAGCAAAGATGATGAGCTAATAAATAAAACCGGTAACGGCTATTTTAGCACCGACACATTTTTCAGAATTGGAAACCCTAAATCATGGCTTGAAAAAAACGCCATACAGGTTGTTCCTAAAATGCCAAGCAAGGTGGTAAACGTTGCCACCGATGGCGTTGAGGAGGCCAAAGGTTTTGCAATGGATGGTGGCAGCCTTAAAGCCGCTTTTACCCTTAGCAACCAATTACCCGATTCAATCTTTTGCTGGTATGGCGCACAAAGCTTTATTGGTTATCAGGCGTGCGCAATACTTGCTCAAAACTGGCTGGTAAATAAAGCCTGCAGCCAATCACCAAAAGACGCTGCACGCAAAGGCTGGGAACTTACAACCAATGATGGCCAAACGCTTACCCCAGAGCAGCGTGCCACAATCAGAAAGCTTGATAAGAAATACAAGGTCAAAAAGAACCTTGTCGAGTATGGCCGCCACAATCGCATCTTTGGCATTCGCATTATGATTTTTAATGTTGAAAGCACTGACCAACAGTATTACCAAAAGCCGTTTAATATTGATGGCGTTAAAAAGGGTTCATACAAGGGCATGATTCAGGTTGACCCGTACTGGATAACCCCAGAGCTGAGCATGGAGGCAAGCGGCAACCCTGGAAGCCCTGAGTTTTACGAGCCAACGTATTGGCGCATCAGTGGCAAGCGTTACCACCGCTCACACCTTGTAATCGCACGTTATGACGAAGTGCCAGACGTTTTAAAGCCAACGTACACTTATGGCGGTTTGTCGCTTACCCAGCTAATTTACGAGCGTGTATATGCAGCTGAGCGTACAGCAAACGAGGGGCCGCAATTGGCCATGACCAAACGCACAACCGGCCTTTATGTTGATATGGAGGCAGCCATTGCCAATGAGCAAGAATTCACCGAAAAAATGCAAGAGTGGGCCGCAATCCGTGATAACTATGGCGTAAAAGTATTGGGTGAAAACGAAAAGATGGAGCAGTTCGACACCACGCTCACTGACTTTGACGTTACCGTTATGACCCAATATCAATTGGTATCAGCTATTGCACGCACGCCGGCAACCAAGTTGCTTGGCACCTCACCCAAGGGCTTTAATGCGACCGGTGAGTACGAGGAGGACAGCTACCACGAGGAACTGGAAAGCATACAAAGCGATGAATATGAGCCAGTTTTAGAGCGCCATTATGAGCTGCTTTTAAAGTCTGAGGGCATTAACGCTGAGGTCGAAATAAACTGGAACTCGCTTAAAGTGCTTTCTGAAAAAGAAATTGCTGAGCTCAATGAAAGCAAAAGCCGCACTGACCTCAACTTGGTTAATGCTGGCAGTATTGATGGTTATGATTCGCGCAAGCGTATTTCTGAGGATGATGATTCTGGGTATAACGATATCGAGATTGACGGCGTGCCCGAGGAAGAAAACGAAAGTGAAGTTGAGGAAAATGAAATTGATTTAAACGAGGCAGAAAAGCAGCAAGCCAAAGCCAATGACCAGCAAGATTGGATATTTGCTATGGATGCAATCCGTAATGGCTATGTAAGCGTCAAGCCTCGTTCCCGTGATGCAGCCAAGTATTTTGCTGCAGCAGCCAAGGCCGGCATTGATGACCTTATCGAGCCAGATAAGTTGCACGTAACATTGATGTACAGCAGCGAGGATATACCGGAGCCAAGCTATGCTTACCAGCCATTGATTGCCAAGCCTACCGGTGAAATCCGTGTGATGGGTGAGGGTGAGTATAGGGCCATTGTGGTTATGCTTGATTCACCTGATTTGCACCAACGCCACAACGAAATAAAACTGGTTGGTGGAGTTCCAAGGCATGAAGCCTACTTGCCGCACATCAGTTTAAAGTACGCACCGACTGAGGCTGACATTGCACGCATTGGCCAAATTGAAATACCGGATGAACCAATCATCTTGGAAAATGAGCAATGGAGTAGCGCGAAAGACTAATGGCACGCAACCCGTTTCCACAAAGCCCAGGCCGCAAAGCTTGGGCTGAAAAGTTTAAGCCTAACAGTGTTTCACGTGGAACACCGCTAGAATATAACGCCGCAATTGCTGCTCGTTATACACGGGAAATTGACAAGCTAATCAATAAGATGGCTGCCGATGTTGAGAAACAGCTTAAGCAACTTTATACCTCTGAAACCAGCAAAGAATATTTTGTTGAGGATGCGGCCATGGACAGCAGCATTGCCAGCCAATCAAGAATCATTACCAACAAGCTCATGGCCAAGTGGGCCAAAATCTTTAACGATGAGAGCAAGGATATTGCCAAGCAAATGTTGGGTGGTATCGACAACGTTAGCCAAAAAGCATTGGAAACCAGCCTCAAGGAATTAAGCGGCGGCCTAACTATTGATGCCAGCATCGTGAGCGCCGATGTAAAGGAAGTTGCCAAGTCTGCATTTAATGCAAACGTAAAATTGATTACCAGCATACAAAGCCGCTATTTCGACCAAGTTGTTGGGGCTGTTGACCGTAGCATTATGACAGGCAGCGGCTTGGCTGAATTAATACCAACTATCAACGAATCACTTAAAAGCCAAAAGCGCATTGCAAAAAACCGTGCCAAAAACATTGCGCTAGATCAAACAAGGAAAGCTTATAACTCAATAAATAAGGCCCGAATGGAATCGGTAGGCATTACCAAGTTTGAGTGGTTGCATAGTGGTGGCGGCAAAGAACCAAGGGAGCATCACAAGCAGCGTTGGCCTGCTGGTTTGAACGGTGGGGTTTTCAGTTTCGATGATTTGCCTATAATAGACGAAAAGACCGGCGAGCGTGGAATACCTGGACAGGCCATAAACTGCAAATGCAGAATGCGCCCGGTAATAGAATTTAAAAACGGTGAGCAATCATGAGTGCAAGAGAGTTAGACGGCAACGGCTGGGTAGAAATTAAAGGGAACCCCATTAGTAAGGTTGGGGTTTACCAGTATCTGGGAAAGTCAATTGGCTTACCAGGGCTTGAGCCAGACAAGCTTTACAATGTATTGCGTCCAGCTGAGGAATTAAGCAGCAAAGATGCAATTGATTCATTTAAGCTTGTGCCGTGGATTGATGAGCATACAATGCTTGGTGAAGCGTTTGGAACCTCACCTGAGGAAAAGGGCGTTGAGGGTGTTATAGGTGAGGACGTTTATTTTGAATACCCTTACTTACGCGCCAACATTAAATTATTTTCGGATAATTTGACCGAATCGGTTGAATCCGGGAAGCGTGATTTGTCGTGCGGTTACCGTTGTGAGTATGAGCTAGAAAGTGGCGAATTTGACGGGGTGACCTATGATGTAGTACAAAGGCGAATAAGAGGTAACCATATCGCATCTGTTGGAACCGGTAGAATGGGAAAAGACGTTGCAGTTTTGGATAGCTCAGAAAAGTTAACTTTTTCAATTGATAGCGAGGAGTTTGCAATGGCAGGCGAAAACGAAGATAAGGGTAAAAAAGCCGAAGACGGCGATATGACTCTTGAAAAACTGGCCACTATGGTTGGTGATATGAAAAAAGGTCTTGATGAGTGCATGAGCACCGTTAAGGATATGAAATCAGCTAAGGATGCCGAGGAAGAAGAAGCAGCCAAGAAAAAAGCCGAAGATGAGGAAAAGGCTAAAGCTGATGAGAAAAAAGGTGAGGGTATGGATGCCGGCGTTGTTGCTGAGTTGCAAAAAGAAATTGCAACGCTTAAGCAAGAAAATGCGAACCTTAAAACTGCACAAGATGCAGCTCCTTCGCTTGCAGATATGCAAAAATCACTTGCAGAGAAAGAGGCAATTGTTGGCCGCTTATCTCCTGTTATTGGTGCGTTTGACCATTCAGAAATGGTTGATGCAAACGCCGTTGCTAAGTATGGCGTTGATAAACTTTCAATTGCTTGCGATGAGGGCACAGAGCTTACGGCTTTAAATGCTTTCTTACAGGCAAATCCACAGCCTCGCGTTATTGCTACCGGTGAAGATGCCGGCGAAGCAATGGATGAAGCAGAGGCTTACATTAACGGTAACGAGGAGTAATCGTAGCCATGACTTTTCAAACAGAAGTTCGCCAAGACCAAGCGTCTGGCATCGTAGGTGAGTTGGCTTTTGATGGCCCAACTCGTGCATTTCGTTACACGTTAGATTCTGGTGATGCAGCTAACAACATTTTTGGTCGCGCTTTTACTGTTAAAGCTGGTCAAGATTTGGATGTTGAAGCTGGTGGCGCTGGTGTTTTTGCCGGCATCATGGTTGGCCCTAAGCAGCACGCTACTCAAGGCCCAGACACTGGCACTCTTGACCCAACGTTGCAATTGCGTAACGGCGAAGATGCTGATTTCTTAACCATGGGCACCGTATTTGTAGAACTTACGAATGCTGCTAACGTTGGTGATTCAGTTGCTTATGCAGCAGATGGCCAGTTAACTGCATTTGCTCCAGGCGCTATAATTGCAGCTCCATTAGTTCAAATCCCAGGTGCGCAAGTTGTGCGCTGTGATACTGCAGGCGCTGGCCTTGCTGTTATCCAGTTGACCAACCAGCAAGCCGTAAACCCAACGTCTTAAGGAGCGGATAAATATGTTACCTGCAAAAGAAACGTTCAACCGCTCAGCTTTGGGCATGAAACCTCTTGTATTTAAAGACAAGAAATCAATCACTATGCAAACCATGGATGCCCTCGAAAAGATGGGTATTGCGTTTGACCATGCTGATTTGGCGCAAATGGCGCAATCTGCTGGTTATGCCGAAGATGCTGGCTTAGTAAGTTCGCTATCTACGCCAAGCATTGCAACGCCGGTTCAGTTCTTACAAGAATGGCTACCTGGTTTTGTTCACATTGTTACATCGCCAAAGCGCATTGATTCGCTTATTGGTATCACTACCCAAGGCTCTTGGGAAGATGAAGAAATTGTACAAGGTGTTCTTGAGTATATTGGTAAAACTCAGCCGTATGGCGACTATACCGATATTCCTCTTGCAAGCTGGAATACCAACTTTGAGCGCCGCACCATTGTTCGCTTTGAAGAAGGTATGCGTGAAGGCATCCTTGAAAGCAAGCGTGCTGCACGCATTAAAATTGATTCTGCTGGCCAAAAGCGTAATGCGGCTGCAGAGGCACTTGAAATTCAACGTAACCGCGTTGGCTTCTTTGGTTACAACGATGGCACGAACCGCACTTACGGTTTCTTGAATGACCCTCAGTTGTTGCCTTATGTGAATGCTCCAACAGGCGGCTGGGCTGCTGCAACATTCTTGCAGATTACAGCCGATATCCGTGCTGGATTGCGTGGCTTACGTGTACAGTCTAATGACCGTGTAGACCCAACCAACGATAATATCGTAATGGCTGTGGCTTCTGACGTTGTTGATTACATGACTGTAACATCAGATTTTGGCAACAGTGTTTTGGATTGGATTCGTGAGAACTATCCGAAGCTTCGCATTGTTTCAGTTCCTGAATTGAACGGTGCTAACGGTGGCCAAAACGTTGCGTATTACTACGCAGAAATCACAGACAGCGAATTCTCGACTGATGACCGCCGTACATTTGTACAGGTTGTTCCGAGCAAATTCCAAAGCTTAGGAGTTGAGCAGCGTGCTAAAGAGTATCTTGAGGATTACTCTAACGCTACCGCCGGCTCGCTTTGTAAGCGTCCATTTGCTGTTTACCGTCAAACCAACCTATAAGGGGTAAAATTATGGGTAAGAAAGTCTATATCGCGTGTACGCTTGCATCACCGCAAGCGTATAGCACGTTTTTAAACGTTGATAATGCCAAGGTGCCAACCGTGGAAAAAGTTATCAACATCAACGGCGGCCATAATGTTGCCAATAAAAACTTGATTACGCCTCACGGTGTTATCACAGAAATCAGCGAAGAAGATTATGCAATCTTGAAAGAGATTAAGGGCTATCAAGTTCACGAAAAAAATGGTTTCGTGAAAATGCTTAAGCAAAATCCTCGCAGTTCTGAGAAAGCGGTATCTGACCTAAACCAAGATGACCCATCGCGTCCGGTTACGCCTGGTGATTACGAGGCAGAGGGTAAGGAAGCACCAAAAACTGGTGAGGACGTAGCTGTTTAATGGCTACCATAATCACACTAGACCCAGCCAAATTCCGGGAAATGTTCCCGGTTTTTGGTTGTCCTAACGTTTATTCAAACGACTACATCCAACTCCGTTGGGATATAGCAACTTGTTTTGTATCCGATGTTGATTGCGGCCACCTTAGTGGTGCATGCCGTGAGAATGCGTTGCTATATGTCACCGCACATGTAATTCAACTTGAAAACGCTGCAAATGGCGTTGCTGGCAATAACCCAGCAGCACAAGCCGGCGTTATCTCATCAGCAACCATTGATAAAGTTTCTGTGACCGTACAGGTTCCACCAGGCAGCGATAAAAGCAAGTTTTCTTGGTGGTTATCTCAAACGCCTTTTGGCCAAATGGCACTGGCTTTACTTTCTGCAAAAGCTGTTGGCGGTTTATATATCGGCGGCTTACCAGAGCGCCGTGGTTTCAGGCGTGTTGGCGGTGGCTTTGGGAATGGCTAATGCCAAAGGTCATACGCAAAAAGGGCACTGGTTACGATAAACTGAGAAATACTTTGGGTAATATGCCGACCATGAAAGTCGGCTTTTTTGATACTAAATACCCAAAAAAGAAAGGACAGAAAGGGCCTGCAGTTCCTGTTGCATATGTTGCTGCCATCCATGAGTTTGGCTCACCTAAAAACAATATCCCACCGCGCTCTTTCATGCGCACCACGGCCATTGAGCAAGCCGGTGCATGGCGTAAAGCGGCCCGTGAGATATTTAAGCCAGTAATGCTTGGCAATGCGACAAGCGCCGAAGCTCTTGATAAACTAGGCTTCATAGTTGAGGGCGATATAGCGGCAAAAATAACGCAAATATCATCACCGCCATTAAAGCAAGCAACTATTGATCGCAAAGGCGATTCCAAGCCATTAGTTGAAACCGGCTTGTTGTTGCAATCAGTAACCCATCAGGTGGACGCATGATTTTAAACAACCTTTTAAACCAAGCCTTAACAATAATTCCAGGGCAAGAGGGCCAATTGCATAAGTGGGTCGGCAAAATCACCAATGACGTTGGAACCGAAATTGACCAATACGCATCACCAACCCCAATTTATGGCAGCTTTCAAGCTGTACCGCGCACCCTATTTGAGAAGATGGGACTCGATTATAAAAAGGTTTATTACATGCTCTTTACCTCGCAAGACGTACAGGGCTTAAGCCGCACCAATTCAGGCGACCGCATAACGTATACCGGCAAAACCTTAAAGCTGGAAACTGAGGGCGGCTGGAAGCCTGTCGATGGCTGGACGGGTGTATTAATGGTTGAGGTGCCAAATGACTGAAAATGATATTTGGGCAATCCTAAAAACCACCTTTGAGGAGGCGCTTACAGCGGCTGGCCTCACTGACGTTAAATACAAACGCGCATACCAGCCAAGGCAGCAAGGGGCCATTGTTGGCCCTGCATTGTACTGCTTTAAGCTAACCAACCACCGGTATGGCTGGCAAAGCCGTAAAGATGAATACAACGAGGCTGATGATGATTTTGACACCAGCGAAAGCCGCGTAATTGAAACCACTTTCCAGGTAAGCAGTGAGGCAGACGAAGACCCAGCCGACACCAGCTTGCCTACCGCATTTGATATTGTTGAGGAGGTTTCTTCCTACCTAAACACAAAATCGGTGCGGCTACAGCTTAAAGAACAGGGGCTTAATATTATCCGCATACTGGATATCAGGCAGCCTTTCTTTAAAAACGAGAGTGACCGCTTTGAACAGGAGCCGTCATTTGATTTCACTATTAGCTATCAAAAGGCTACTATTAGCAAAACACCTAAAGTAACTGAATTTGAAAGCAACACTGACAGGATATAAACATGGCAATTTCATTTAAAAAATATGTCGATATCGTTAGCCGGGTAATTGGTGCGGCCATTGTGCCTCGCCGTGACCTGATTGGCCGTATTTTCACCAAGAACGTGTTAGTGCCCACTAACTCGCTTATTGATTTTACCAGCGCCGATGACGTTGGTGCATACTTTGGCACCGACAGCCAAGAGTACAAGCGAGCAGCTTTTTACTTTGGCTTTATCAGCAAAAATAATAAAAAGGCCCAGAAATTAACGTTTGCCCGGTGGAATGCTGCAGCGGTTGCGCCATCAATCATTGGTGATACTGCTCAAAAGGTGCTTGCAAGCTTCCAAGCTGTTACTGACGGCCATTTCTTTTTGACGATGGGAACTGTAACAGCTGAGGTTGGCCCGTGCGATTTTAGCGGTGATGGTGATCTTGCAACAGTAGCTGGCACAATTCAGGCTGCTGTACAGGCTGCTGATGTAGACGGTAACTTTACTGGTGCGACTGTCACTTATGATGCTGTCCGTGGCTCATTTAATCTTACTGGTGGCACTGCTGCTGATGCTGTTATAAACAGTGCAGCCGGCCAGACAGGAACAAACATTTTGCCTCTTATTGGTTGGGTGAATACCGGTCTTGCAACAGCTAATGACGCTATATTTTCCGATGGCGATGATGG